AATCCTGGTCAATGATGAATTGGAGGTTCTAGAGCATTCTGAGACAACACTGCAAAAAGCCATAAAAGATGAAAATGATGTTGTAATACAGCCAAAAGTAACGACACACTCAGTTAAAGTCAAAAGAACCAAGACATCAGGACAAGTTAGAGTGGTTTCAGTGCCACCTGAAGAGTTTTTAATATCTAGAAGGGCTACAGATATCGAGACAGCGCCTTTTATTTGCCATAGAGTAAAGAAAACAGTCAGTGATCTAATACTAGAAGGGTATGACGCTAAAACAATTGATGAATTACCAACATACTCACAGTCAATGGCTGAGTTTAATGAGGAAAGGTTAGCAAGATTTGGTTACGATGATGATTCGATACCACCTGATGAAGGTAAAGGACCTTCAAGACAGGTTTGGATTGATGAATGTTACACACACATTGACTACAATGATGATGGCATAGCTGAACTTAGAAAGATTACTAAAGGCGGTAACACAATATTAGAAAATGTTGAAATAGATTACTTGCCTTTCTCATCAATCTGCCCATTACCGATACCTCATAAGTTCTACGGAATGTCGGTAGCAGATACAGTAAAAGATATACAGCTAATCAAATCCACTATTGTCAGAAACATACTCGACAATATGTATTTGACTAACAATGCTCGATACGCTGTATTAGCTGGGCAAGTTGAACTAGATGATCTGCTTACATCTAGACCTGGGGGCATTGTTAGAATGCGTGCACCAGGCGCAGTACAACCTTTACCAACACCACAAATATCAGGCGATGCGTTCAACATGGTTAAGTATCTTGACCAAATTAGAGAAGAGCGCAGTGGTGTATCTAAAATGACACAAGGATTGAATCCTGATGTATTAACATCTCATGTAACAAGCGGAGCTATCTCTGCTATGACAGAATCATCAATGCAAAGAATTGAGCTGATTGCCAGGGTTTTTGCAGAAACAGGAATCAAAGATGTCTTTAGATGTATCTATCAGCTAATACAAAGATACGAAAGCAGAACAAAGATGGCTTATCTTAACGGCAAGTTTGTACCAATTGATGTGTCAAAATGGAAAGACAAACTCAACTGCACAGTCAATGTTGGTGTAGGCAGTGGCTCACAACAATCCAAACTACAAACCATGAGCAGTATTATGAATATTGTAAATGCCCTGGTGGATAAAGGAGGCATGGGAACTTTAGTTTCTGCTGACAACATCTACAATGTTCTAAGTGAATTCATTACACAAGCAGGGTACAAGAATCCTGATCAGTTTGTATCGAATCCACAGATGATGCCACCACAACCTCCTCCAAAACCAACAGTTGAAGAGAAGATTGCTAATCAGAAAGCACAGCTTGAGCTTGAGAAACTTAAACTACAGGCACAAGAAATGGAAATTGAAACTCAAATTAAAGCACAAGAACTTAAAATTAAAGCAAGAGAATCAGCCATTGAGCTTGCCTTGAAGAAAAAAGACTTGGAACTTAAAGAATCTGAGCTTGAACTCAACCAGGCTGAACTTGTATTAGAACAAACACAAAAAAGGGCAGTCGCAATCGGTGATACCTAATGGCTTTCTCTGATTACAGTCCTGACTACAAGGGCAAAAGACAAAAGCTTATCAGCAAAAAAATTAAGATTTTAAAAAAGGAGGGGAAGTCTCAGAAACAAGCAGTAGCAATTGCTCTGAGTATGTACCCAAAAAGTAAACTTAAAGTTCTAAGGAGGACATGATGGCATACGGTAAAAACCCAGCAAGAGGATACAAAAAAAGAAAAGATAAAAAGAAAAAAGGTAGTTGCTAATGGGTGCAAAAACCAAACACTATTTCAAAACTGGTAAAGAATATAAAGGTAATGTGCACAAAATGCCTAACGGTCAAATTCATACAGGCAAAACACATAACAAGAACTCGAAACAAGTAGTTCACTTTAAAGACTTATCAGATCGAGCTAAGAAGGTAGCCAAAGCATGAAAAAAAAAGATAAAAAGAAAACTTTCCCTGATTTGACAGGAGACGGCAAAGTTACATACGCAGATATCATCAAAGGCAGAATAGGAAATGCAGAAGATGGTCGAGGTGTATTAAAAAAAACCAAAAACAAAAAACTTGGATAAAAAACTCACAAACACAGAATTACAGACATTTTGTTTGAAAAACCGACTTTCTGTCGAACAACTATTTAGAATGACTGGGCACAAGCCTCATGACATTCGTGGATACTTGTCAGGCAAAAAGAGGATTCCTGATTATTGGACCCAGGAATCTTTACAACAAAAGCTAAAACCTAGCGAATAACTACACCTGCACACGCAGATAGAATCAAAGGAGATAACATGACGGAAAAAGAAAAAGAGATCAGAGATGGTCAAGACGCTAAGATGATATTAGAACACCCATTGGTGATTAACTGTTTCAATCAAATATTGAACACAGGCTACCAAGAGTGGATATCTACCAAACCTGAAGATCAAGAAAAAAGAGAAACTCTTTATCATGGTCAAATAGCAGCGTTAAAATTCAAACAAGTTCTAATAAATACTATGGAAAACGGTAAGTTGTTAGAAGAAGAAAGAAAAGGAGAGTCAAATGGCTAAAGTAAATAAATCAACTCCTAACGACAACATACCAGTCAAGGAAAGCACAAATAAAGGAATTCCTGTGTCTGATGTTGCATCAGCACAGCAAGCACTTCTCCAATCACTTCAGGCTCCGTATTCGGAACAACCTAAAGAGGAAGAAGAGCAAACAGAAGCACAAGATGTTTCTGAGGCAACTGAGGTTGCCGAATCAGTTGAGACT